AAACGATTTCTCATTCTCCAGAGCTTCTTTCGGAAGAGGGGTTAGTGGAAGCGATCTTTGCAACCACTGGAAATGTGGACTCTGTAAACGACAAAATTTATCCTGGAGCGTTCAAAAAAACCATAAAAGAAAGAGGTAACAGAATTCGAGTTTTGTGGCAACACAAATTTGACGAGGTTCCTGTGGGGGTTTTGCATTCCTTGGAAGAAACCGACAAATTCTCCGAAGACCTAAAACAATCTGGTGTGGAAACCGTTCTAAAGGGAACGGTGAAATTTCTCCCGACTGCTCGCGCGCAAGAGGTTTACCAAGCTATTAAAGCTGGAGCAGTGCGGGAAGCTTCTATTGGTTTCGATATTGTAAAAAATAAATGGTATCTAAAGGATAACATCCGTCACATCCAGGAGGTTATCCTGTGGGATTTGTCCTTCGTAAACTGGGGTGCAAATCCTGAGACAAGGATCGTGCAGAAAACGGTAATACCGTTCCACTCTTATGGAATTGATTTGGAGTCTGAGTGGAATGCTCCGAATCTTTCTGATTTTACGGAAGAAAATTCTTTCGAGAATTTAGACACTTCGGAAAAAAAGCGCATTGCGAATCATTATGCTTTCTCCGTAAACTATCCTCCGGAAACTTTCGGAGATTTAAAGTTGCCTCACCATTCTCCGTCCAAAAGTGGGGTAGGCAATGCGGTTTGGAACGGTGTTCGAGCCGCGATGGCGGCTCTGATGGGAGCCAGAGGAGGGGTAAAGATTCCAGAAGCAGATCGGGAAGAAGTTTATAACCACTTGGCGCAGCATTACAAGGAAATGGACAAGCAACCACCCGACTTTAAGTCAGTGGAAAATGCTCATATCCTTGCGCAAGCTGCAAAAATTGTCCCAATGCACTTGCGGAAAGAGCTTTGGGACGAATGGATTTCGATTTTCGATCCGAAACTTTACAGAATTTTAATGGAGGTAAAAAGATGGAAAGTTTAAACGAAATTCTTTCTCGTCTGGAAGAACTGGAAAAAGGTAATCTGGCCGAGAATTTAGATGAATACAAGCAACTGGTTCAAAAAGCACAGAACATAAAAGAGCAACAGGAGCTGCAATCCACAGTGAAAGAGCTAAAAAGCTGGGCGGAAAAGCCAAAAGTAACCTGGACGGAAACGGTCGTACCAGATGTTGCAGTGGACGAAAAATCTTGGATCGAAGTTGGACAGGTAAAGTATCGAATCCCTGTCGGAACACTGCAAAAGGGTTACGACAAAGTTTTCGAAGCTTACATGGTTAAAGGTCTCGATTACATGTCTCCGTCAGATCGCAAACAATTACAAGAAGGTTTAGATCCTGCGGGAGGTTTTTTGGTGCCTCCTGACACGATGGGTTCTCTGCTCAAGAAAATCGCTGCCATGTCTACGATTCGTCAATTCTGTCGGGTAATTACGACCAGCAGAGATTCTGTTCCATTTCCCGTGCTGAATTACACTGCGGACGATATATACACTTCTACCGTAAGACTCACCTGGACAGGGGAGCTTCCTGCGACTTCCACAGAGCATCGAGCTGCTGGTCTTACAAGCATGTTCGGTTTGAAGAAAATTGACGTGCATACGGCTATGGCGAGCGCTCCAGTTTCCAACGATCTTCTGGAGGACTCTGCTGTAGACGTGGCTGGGCTACTTACCAGTCTGTTCGGAGAAGCATTTGCTCTCGGAGAAGACGAGGCTTTTATCAACGGCACAGGTATTCGACAGCCCAGAGGCATCCTGCAGGAAGCAGGTGCGGACATCGCTGCTGTACCCTCAGGTAATGCTAGTTCTCTCACCGCAGATGGGCTAATTGATTTGTATTATGCTCTCCCAGCACAATACCGTCGCAATGCTCGCTGGGTTATGAACTCACCCACGCAGAAGGTCATCGAAAAGCTAAAAGACTCTTCCAACCGATACATTGTGTCTAGCTTAATGTCAGCCTCTCTGCAGACGGGAGAGTTCGATAACCTCAAAGGCAAACCCATTGTGCTGGATGAGTTTATGCCAGATTGCGCTGCAAACGCTTATCCGATTCTATTTGGCGACTTTACAGGTTACGTAATTGCGGATCGCACTGGATTGTCCATCCAGAGGTTGTCTGAGGTTTATGCCGAACTCAACACCACTTTGTTCTTAGCCCGCAAGAGGGTGGGTGGAATGACCTTGGAACCCTGGCGATTCCGCGTGCAAAAGTGTGCTACTTCATAATTTAGGAGGTGAGCTGTGTTAGGACAGTATAAGGTTATTCCTTTGGCAAACGCCAGAGTGTTGTCTGGGGCAGGTTCCACCAATGGAGCTGCTGTAAATCTGAAAACAGAAAAAGTATCCACCCGACGGAAGTCCAAAATGGTTGTTTCCGTAGGTGAACTTGGAGGTACCAATCCCACGGTTACGGTTAAGCTGCAGGGCAGTGTGAATGGCACTTCCAACTGGACGGATATCCCTGGCGCTACAACGACTGCGATCTCTGCTGCAGGATCGGTGGAGGTAAATGTGGATTTACCTTATCCGTTTGTGCGGAGTGTGATCACTCTGGCTGGAACCAGTCCTACGGCTTCGGTTTACGCAGGGCTTCTGACTGGGTTGATCTCTGTATGAGTCTAATAACCTTGGCAGAGCTGAAAACTTATCTTGGGATTGTGTCGTCTTCGGACGACACAATCCTGCAAAATTGCATTAACGCTGCCAAAGCTATAATCGAAAATTACACTTCTAGATATTTTGAGTCTAGAACGGAAACCCGTTATTTTGCTTGGGAGCGAGGAGACAC